TTGCGGGTATGACTTTGGTGACTTCTGGCTTTGCTTTGTATCGCCTGGAACCCCATTTGATCTGAAAGTTGCCTGTGACTGCATGATCATTCTCTTGCATAAGTGCTTTGATCTCAGTCTCTCTGTCATCAATGATTTGTTTTGCGTTCTCAATGATTCGCTTTGAGGCTTGTATGTCCTCAACCTTCATTGCGATTTCATCTGGAAGCTCGACTAATTTATCCACCGATTCCGACCAAATGATATTGGCATCGATGCTGTTCTCTGGCGCAAAGTAATTGCGAGTCTTTATGCGTTCATCAAAGTCAGTCACGATTTCTTCCAACCATTTCCCGAACTCAGGGTCACGCTCATAAACATAAACCCTGAGATCGGTTGAAGCATACAAGACCACGACAGCGCACCAGTTTAAATCGGCACATTCCATAAGCCCCTGAGCTTGGAGTTTGCCTCGCCAGTCGGGGAGATCATCTTCCCCATAGTCTCTCGTGGTCTTGGCTTCTAGGATGCCATCACCGACCAAACGCACTTCTTCATTTTTTGAGGTAAATATGTTTTGCGTTAAATCGGTTTTGACAACCAAGGGGGATTCATCACCTACCGTTGCCGTTGCGATGCCATCAGGCGATCCAGCAAGCGGTAGTGTTTTGTGTATTAGAGGCTCATCAATATCAAGCTGTGGGTTTTTTAGACCGAGCCTAAGACATGCTTCCTCTAAGATTGGATTTTCCAGGACATCGCCTACTCTCATAAAGAGAGGTTGCTTATCGTCTCTGACATTCTCAAATCGTGCTGCCCTGATACAGCGATCCAGCAACTCATTCTTGGTTAGGCCATAAGGGTAGTTGGGATCAAATACCGCTAGACCAGAACATGAGAGCTGATAATCAGGTGTAACCTTGCCTACGATGATACACCTCCTTGCATTGAGACCAGCTTTCTTGATCTATTAATAGCTTGCCCAATTTGCACTCTTGGTTCTCTTATATCGACACGACTGCATTTTTTTGTAATTGGGTTTTTTACAATAAGAAAATTCATTCCAGTGCTGTAATCTTTATCAACACCATCAATGGAATTTGTTTTTATCTGTGCATAGTTCTCATGCTTTAGTGACCAAAAACATACCGATTTGGATGTCGGTGGACAATAGTTTGCCCTTAAACTAATATTAGGATTGGTTGTAACAGTTATATCTAACATTGCAATCTCCTTTCTTTGAAAGCGATTGCGACCGTACATCTACCATTGGTATCGTTACAGCTTCAACTAGAGTAGTTGTAAAAGCTGTCAGGATAGTTCCAACTACCAACTTACACTTAATATATATTATACGTACTCGGATAGGGTAAATTTTTTTAGACGATACGGTGCTTTCGCTTGATTTTATTGAGTTTGACGAGGTTTGAGCCTCATCGGTGGATAATGAATCAGGTGTTTCATAGGAAAAACACCTAAAAAGGGGTTCTCGGAGCCAATTTACCAAAGGGGCAATCACTCGGCATCCCTGGTTGATCGGCGTTCCCGAAGGGTTAAACGGGCATGATCCAATATGCGCTGGGCAATAGCAGCCTTCATTGACATGCGAAGCTCGGCGCGTTTGATGGCCCTTAATTCATCCAATACGTCTTTGAATACATCGATGGCATCATCGAGGTCGTCACTGGTCAGCATTGGGATTTCAAGTCTCTTTGTACCCCACCCAAAATATTCAAGATAATAAATATCCTGATTTTCTGTGTCTTCTGTGGTGGGTAGAGTCATGCCTGTTTTGTTCTCCTGTTTTTTCATTGTTTGCCTAATATATTTTTTTTGTTTAAGTTTGGTCAAGATAAATTAGTGGTAATTTATTACTGGTAATTTTTTAACAGTAATTTGGAATTTTTTAACAGTATCTCCCACATCACTAATAAGCATCGGGGTTTTCTGGATCGCTTGCCTCTGCAACTTCGTCTAAATTACTGCTCCATTGCGGGTTATTTTTTATGGCATCTTCTATGTTGCTTTTGGTTTCTTTCTCATAAAACCCGATCACGTTCATTAAGTAATCAATCCCATCGTCATCGAGCGCGCCTTGTAAAACGTGCTGCATCACTTCTCCACTGATTCCTGTCATGCGATTGCCAAAAGCGATGTATTCATCGATGTACGCATGATTGAAAGCATAAAGCGACACACGCGAATCTTTTGACCACTTTCGCTTGAGAAGCACTTTTTGTTGCACCGCATCGTTTATAATCTGTCTCAGTCGATCTGCTTTGACGCCAATCGTTGAGTTGAGCGATTGTTGCAACACTTGAAACGTGATGTGTCGATCTCCTCTCATTTGCATACCGATGATGTTGTCGAGCAAACATCGATGCGTTCTGCCTTTGCTTAGATATCGAACAAAGTTGCTGTCGGGCATTTCTTTATGCGCTTGTGCCATTCCGAGTCGAATACAAGCAATGCCCAGAACTTGCATCGCTTTCATTTTTGAATCGAATTGAAGCTGTGATCTTTTCAACACTTCATCGAGATCGGCTTTTGCTTTCTGCTCTATCAACTCTTTATTGCTACGCATTCCACTCGCTTGCGGTGGCACTGCTTTTAAATGTTTGTTTTCGTTTAAAAATGGCGACTTATTCATTTGAGCTCCTTAATTTTTAATAATAGATTCCTGACGTTTGATGCGTACCAGGTTCTTCCATAGCGTGATTTGATGCCTTCGGCATTGAGCCTATTGGCAATGTCTTGATAGGTGGTCGCCCCACTCTTTTGAATCTTCTTCACCACAGGGCGCATCGTGACCGCAAAGTCATTGGCTCGTCTGGTGTGATCTTCCGAGGCTTTTTTGGTGGCTTCCTTGATGTTTGGATTGCCAAACTTCATGCCTTTGGCTTTCAGTTTTGCCATTGCTTTCTTCGTGTTACGAGAAATCTTTTTGCGATTCTGTGCCACGATGTTTGCCATCATGTCCATCGGAATCCAATGGATGCCCCAAATGTCGAGTGCTGCAAATTTTAGGCCATACTTGTTGTATGCCTCTAACATCAGGCTCACAAACTTTAAGTTGTTGATCCTGGAACCGAGCTTTGGACTCAATATATTGGCTTTGTTTCTGACTGCATATTTGATTGCCAATTCAAGCTGTGGCATGTGATAAGGATTCCTCGATTTCTCTTCGATGTATTCCTTTAATATGTGTCGTGTCTTGCCCTTATCACGAAGGGGTGGATCGGTCGCTTCCTTGAGCTGGATGCGTTTTTCTTCGATGTCATCGTCATTGATGTAGTAAGTCACAAACCGAGTGGTGCGCCCTACTTTGACTTTATTGACATCTGCAAAATCATCTTTTGTCATATTGTTCTCCTATGATGATTGTATTGAATTAAAAATCTCGTTGCCAACATCGTTCACATTCTGCTTGGCAGTCTCATCCATGACGTGTGCATAACGCATAGTCGTCTTTGGACTTTTATGCCCTAGAAGGTTGCCTATTTCAACAAGGCTCACTTTCTTAGAACGCAGAGCAAATGTCGCAAACGAATGTCTGAGGTCGTGTAAACGAAGATCGGGTACACCCGCCTCTTCCCTCACTTGCAACCAAAACTTATCGGGGTATTTGCTTTGCATCATTGAACTGCCTTTGCGTTCCAAACGGTTCACAATCTGCATCGCTTGATCGTTTAGATGGATCACGCGATCACCATCTTTGTCATCGGTCTTGTGTTCCCTTAAAACGATTCTGTTGCCTTCTAGGTCATCCCATTTGGCAGATGCCAACTCACCCTTGCGACAACCTGTGTAAATTAAAAGCATGATGAAATCGATGTGTTTCTGATTGTCTTTTGTGCGTTTGCGATTCAGTACATCAAAGATGCGTTTCATTTCATCTTCACTGCAATAGCGTTTGCGTTGCAAGTCTGGATGTCGCTTGATAAAGGTGCATGGGTTTTGCTCAATCATCTCGTATCGCATGGCAATATCAAATGTGCATTTCAATATCGTGAGACATCGATTGGCGATGCCATTGCCACTTTTGCTGACCTCATAGAACCAATCGTTGATCTGATCGTGTTTGATGCGTTTGATGTTTTTGTCACCTATTGAGTCTTTGATGTGTTTGTGCCATGCCCTCTCCATGGAAGATACGGTTTTCTTCTCTCGGCGATTGAGGTCGCACACATAAAGCTCAAAGGCTTTATTGAGTGTTTCCATTTCGTTCTCCTATATAAATGAAATTATTTTGCCCAACTTGGATTGCCTCTTTCTTCTTCTCTGTAATCTACTTCTTCATAGATTCTGTTCCATCGCTTGAGCCATTTGATTTGTTTTTCTGTTTTGGCATCTCTGGCATTTAAAGACATCAACTCACACAGTGTTTCGTTACCGCATTTATGCTCTAATCCATTTTTGTCATAAAAGTTAACTAATATATCTCCCATGAACCAAAACAAACTGAATTTGCTTTTTTGTTGTTCCATTTCGTTCTCCTATATAAATGAAATTATTTGATTCGAGTAACTTTCGTGTCCCAACCATAAGGTGAATATGTTGTTATCGTCTGCCCTGTTTTCATTTTCTTTAGATTCTCAACTGTGTATTCATCATGCTTAAATGCTCCGAATTGATTTCCTTGCTCTAATTCCCATGATTCAGCATCTTCAATGAACTCTTTTAAAGTCACAATATCTGCTTCACATTTTCCATATATATTTTCATTGCAATCAACTTTGAATGTTTGTTTCATTTCGTTCTCCTATATATGTTGAATTATTTTGCCCATACTTCATCTTCGGGTATCGCAATAGTATTACCACCCTCTCCATTACTACCACCATCAAGTGCAATCTCATAAAGTCTGTCACCTAACAATGCTTTTAACTTTGGCATATCTTCTTCAATAATTTTGCACCAATAATTACTTGTTGTTGTGTATCTAATGCCATCTAGGTTTACATCTGTTCTGTCAAAAGTGACCCAACTGTTGTTGGTGAATGTTTTTATTTCCATTTCGTTCTCCTATGTATGTGAAATTATTTGACAGTTATTTTATAAAGTTTATTAAAGGCATTAACAACATCATCATCAGTGTAATCTGTTCCACCATTGGCTTTAATGACATCTTTTAAATGACCAACAATTTCAAATATCTCACCTATTGTTAATTCAACTTTTACTTTTTTGTTCCATTCCATTTCGTTCTCCTATGTATGTGAAATTAAATTGTAATTGTGTATGGTTTGCCAAGATGGTCATCATGCTCTGAGTTAAGAACCCAACTATAATTATCAACCAACTCTTGATCGGTTGACTCATAATAATTGCTCATAATTGAGGCATCACCCTCATATCGAAGTATCTCGCATCGCCTAAGTATTTCCTCTCTAATTTCAGAAGAGAGTGGCAGTTTGTATTGTTTTCGCCTTCTTTTGATTTCTAACTCTCTTTCTTTTTTAGCTTCGATTGGATCGTATTCTTTTACAGTAAGTTGCATTTCGTTCTCCTATGTATGTGAAATGTTTATTTAATGTTCAATATATAGACTTATATATAAATTACAACTACTATTGGGTCATCTTTTTCAAGTTGTATATTTATGAAAAAACCACAATACAAAGCACTATGGGTTGATCCAGAGCTACACGCTCAAATCCTTTGTTTAGCGGACTTTCAGAGGCGCAGCATTAAAAATGTAGTGGAAAGCATACTTAAAAAAGCAATCAGAGAAGAAGCCGAGAAAATTGAAAACGGTGAAAAATAAACGCAAAAAATAGGAGATTTGCGCATGTCAAAGAAAAGCAGAACGAAGGGCAAAGCTTACGAAAATGAAGTTGCGCGAATTTTAAACGAGGCTTTTTACATGGCAGATTTACCCATCAAAGTACAACGTGATTTAGCACAATACCAAGAAAGAGACCGAGGCGATCTCGTTGGTCTTGAGGACTATGGTTTTGTGATTGAGTGCAAACGATATGCCAAAGGCAACAAACCCCTCACCGCCTGGTGGGATCAAGTCACGAAAGCTGCTGATTATCAAAATGCCATCCCCCTACTCATCTACCGATTTGATCGGCAACAATCAGAGGTGCAATTCCCTTTGATGATGTTCATCACAGAAAGAGAGCATCAACCTGAATACAACGAATATTTTGTACGCATGGATTTCGATAAATTCTTGCATCCATTCATCTCTTATATAAAGGCGAAACATGAGCAGTGATGATAAAGGCGATTTCGCAGAGTTTTTGGATTTCATTAAATCCTTTTATCAGGGTTATGTGGAATCTTGCAAATCAGATGACAAAGAACCATTGGAATACGAGGTCTATGTGGACACACGATTCTTTTGGCTCGTGGATCGATACAAAGAGTTCAAAGGGTTGGTGCATTAGTTGTGCGAGTCTTTGACATTTGTTCTGGCATCGGCGGGTTCTCACTTGGGCTTCATGCCACAGGTGGATTTGAAACAGTCGCCTTTTGTGAGTACGACCCATTTTGCAAGAGCATCTTGGAAAAGAACTTTCCAGGCACACCCATCTATGGAGATTTAAAAGAGTTAGCCAATGACGAAGAAACAATCAGAGCTATTCCCGACCACGACCTCATCTGCGGTGGCATCCCCTGTCAGCCGTTCAGTGTCGCGGGTCGAAAAAAAGGAACGCAAGACGACCGACACCTCTGGCCGTACATGCTTGAAATTATTAAACAGAAAAAACCCACTTATGCAGTTATCGAAAACGTTGGTGGCTTCATCAACGTGGCACTCGACCTTGTGTGTTTTGACTTGGAAGCCGAAGGTTACGCCACACAATCGTTTATTATTCCAGCTTGCAGTATCCAAGCACCCCATCGTAGAGACCGAGTCTGGATCATCGGAAAGAATGTGGGCAACCCCACAAGCGATGGATGGAATGAGGGGCGATCAAAAGCCGAGGGAGAGAAGTCAGTTGAGTGAAAAAGCAAAAGCGGGTGGTTGTGTAAACTTGAGAGAGCAAGTGCATCAAATGTGGCCGACACCAAGAGTCAGCGACACCGAGGGCGGTGTGGTGAAGAATGTCGAGCTGAAAGATGGCAACTTCAGTCGCACCAATAAGAAAGGTGTCAGATGGGGTGTGAAGTTAAAAGATGCGGTGAGTCATGTTGAGATGTTGCCGACACCGAGGGCAAGCGAATACGAAGGATGTGGGCCAGTAGGCAGTAAAAGCCATGCACACATGGAGAAGAAAAACTACTTATGTGCGGTGACAAAAGACCCTGACATGCCGACAGGTTCACTCAACCCCGATTGGGTTGAATGGTTGATGGGTTATGGTCAGGGCTATACCGATCCCGATAATAAAGACAAATTCACTTTGGGTTCTCATCAGGGCTTTCCCAACGAGCCTGACATTGCAAGAGTCACGACAGAGAATCAATATCGCAAAGACAGATTAAAGGCATTGGGTAATTCCATCGTGCCACAGATTGCATACCACATTGGCAATGCGATTTTAGAACAAGAGGCAAAAAATGAATCCTAAGTTTGAAGATTTTAAACGGGTGGTGGTCGCTCTATTTTTGGGGGCCATCGTAATTTTAATCACTAATAATTTATAAGGAGAAGAAAATGAGTTTATTAGGACTAAACGATGCAGCTGACGATAAGCTGTTCATCCGATACATGCCATCTACTAATGGATGGTTTACTGGAAAGGATTATGAAATTTCTTTGAAGTATTTCATGCTCAACCCAACTTCTGTGAAAACAGGATGGGGCAAAATTACCAAAGGAGAAGCCCCTGATTGGGTGTTTGATGAAGCCCTTGGCAAAAGAGCCATCAGACCAGGTGACACGGAAGAAGAAAAAATGGAATACAAACGTGGTTTCTCTGTGGATATGTTTATCCAAGAGGAAGGGCTGAGAACATGGTCAACCACAACCACTGGATCAAACATTGGCTTTGAGAACCTTTACAGCGAGATTCATGCCCAACAAGCAGAGAACGTGGGCAAGTTTCCCGTGATCGAATACACGGGTTCTGAGGCGATCAAAATAGGCAAAGGCAATACACGAGTGCCACAGTTTAAGTTGGTCAAATGGGTCGAGTCGGATGAGTTTGAAAAGAACGAACCCAACGGCGCATACGAGGAGCCTGGTTTTGGAGAGCCAGTGGCAGAAGATAACCCCCAAGACGATAGCGACATTCCTTTCTGAATACTATCGTCACCCAAAAGGCTGAGGTGGGTACGTTCTCCTATCTTTCCCACCTCAGACCTATAGGAGATAACATGATTGAAATCAGTCAATACAGCAAAGAGATCGCTCTGGCCTTACTCGGCGAGGAGAACAAGCGACTCAGCAGTGCTTATGAGCTGAGATATGGCAACAAGGGCAGCTTGTCGGTCGATCTCAACAAAGGCACTTGGTTCGACCACGAAGCCGATGAAGGCGGTGGCATGATCAGTTTTATAAAGAAATATCACGGCGAGGATGTGAGCCAGTTTTTAAGGTCGATGGGCATCGAGGATTTGCAACCCGTATCGGTCACGCCACAACCCGAAAAACCCACAAAGAGTTACAGCAATGACGAGATGCGCAACATGGCGAAGAAAGCCGAGTTGGTCTCACGCTATTCAGAGACGTTCTGTGTCATGCGTTTTCCAGGCAAGGTCATACGACCATTTAGCCGATTGGATGATGGCACATGGCAAATGAAACGCCCGAAGGGGCAACTTCCATTGCTGATCTCAAGCGAGGGCGATGAGAGTTTGCCCTGTTTGATTGTAGAGGGTGAAAATGCCCATTTGGGCGCACGATCTCTGTACGAGGGCATTGTGGTCACATGGCACGGTGGCACGGGCAGTTGGAACAATCAGGATTGGTCACAACTCAAACGCTTTCCCAAAGCGATCATATGGCCCGACAACGATGAGGCGGGGTTTGAGGTTGCCAAGTCGATCAAAGACGAGCTGAAAACGCACGGCATTGACACGGTCATTGTTGAGCCACCCAAACACTTCCAGCCCAAAGACGACCTCATGGATGCGTTTGAGCGAGAGGAGCAGATCAACATTGTTGAGTATAGTAAGGACAATGAATACGATGCGGGTAGACGCGTTGTCTATCAGAAATACGGCGACTTTAAAGACTATGAATACCCTGAAATGACGCTGATGATCGGTGATGACAACAACAAACTCGTACATCATGGCGATCTGTGGATGCTGTTCGGGCCACCAGGATCGGGCAAAAGCATCGTGAGCCAGTACATGGGAATTGCTTTGTCTGCGGGAGTCAACTTTGCTCATTATCACATCTCACGGCCACATAAAGTTTTGCTAATCGATGCGGAGATGAATCCTCGCAGTTTACAAACAAGGTTTGAGTCGATGACACACGGCATATTTGCGGGTGAACCGCAGAGAGAGGAGTTGTTGAAACGAGTCAATGAAAATTTTGTCATTGTGAGCCATTACGATCAACCTGAAGGGTTGGCACCACTTAATACGCCAGAGGGTCGAGAATGGTATTTGGACTTGGTAGAGCGTGTGCAACCATCCTGGATTTGCTGGGACAACCTATTGAACCTATGTGCCTTCGAAGACAACAACTCGGCAGAAGAGTTTGTGGCAACAATCAATCCCCTACTCCTCAAAATGAGAGCTGAGAACCGTGTTGTTTGGATGCTGCATCATGCGGGTAAATCGGGCAAACAATTAGGAAGTGTCAGTAAAGAGATTCTGCTTGATGGTGTGATCTCAATCAATGTCAAAGAAGATGAGGACTCAGATGATGGTTTATTGGGGCTAGATACAGCCGATTATGAGACCAATTTCATCTGGCGGTTTGAAAAAGGGCGACATATATACGGATATGATGTGGCAGATATTAACTGGCGATATGGCAATGGATTGCTCACAAAAGAGAAAACAGATCGTGAATCCAGGATAGAAATAGTCGCTAAAATGAAGCGTGAAGGCATGTCAAATCGACAAATATCGAAAGAATTGGGTGTGAGCAGCACAACCATCGATAAAGACGCGAAAACGGCTAAAAGCCTTATGTTATATGACGATGAGCCAGAATTTTAGGGTGCAAACCCTGTTTGCAAAAAATGGCCCTAAAAAAGGGGTCAGGTTTGCAGTGTGCAAACATGGGTGCAAACCTTTGCCCACATGGGGGTTTGCACTTAAAGTCAATAAATACGGGGGTTTCAGAGGGGTGCAAACCTGGGTGCAAACCGCAATGCAAACCTTCGATGCAAAATGCCAACCTGCAAACCCTGTTAATAAAGACAGGGTTGCAGTTTGCATGGGCAAAAATTGCACTTCTTTGAGGCTTTTATACTTATGAGTAATTTAGAGTACAGAATGAAGAACATCAGAGACGAGGCTTTTAAAAAGAAAAAGGAAGAAGCCAACGCGGTTTATTCAAAGATGTTAAAACTCAAAGCAGAGGCATCGGCTCGTTATGGATGGGAAAGAATCATTGAGATTATATCGCCTGATCTGAGAAAGCGATTCTATCGTCAGCAAATGTTGTTGACCAATTCGTTATTGGAAAACGAGCCAGACGAGATCATCAAACAATCCGAGGGCATGATGCGAGGCATTGAGAAACTGACTCAATATGTATCTGAACAAGGATTCGAAGAACTCGATCCGAATATATGGATTACAAAGCATAAAAAATTGGGTGTGCAAATATTGATTGCATTGGATCGTGATGCTTTGGCTAAATGTGCTGCCATTTGCCAGGCAGAACCACCGAGTTTGTATTTCAGTATCAATGAGATATTTTGCATGGTTCCAGAGGAAGCGTTTGATATAAAGAAAAGATTTAAGGAGAGCTTTGGAGATGTGACGATTGTCAATCGAAAACCGATTGATATTGATAAGGAGTCACAGAACTTTATTGAAGATGAAATACTTTATTAAAAATGGCTCATTACAAAAAACAATATGGCATTTCAGGGGAGATGCTGACAGCGACCTATTTTCTATTAAAAGGCTTCAATGTGTTTCAACCTATTGCGACAAGCACAAGGGATTTGCTCGTGGAGATTGAAGGCAACTATTACGGCGTACAAGTAAAGAGTGCTATGAATGCCTGGAAAGACCCTTACAGAAAAAAGGCACGATATAAGTTTAATTTGAAGCACAGCTCAAGCAATGAGCCTTACGATCGAAACATTGTGCATATCTTTGCTTGCGTTGACCTTAAAACAAAACTGATTTTGTTTGAGGTAAACAGAGGCCAGAAGAGTAAGGTTGCAACACTCGATTTGTTTACCAAGGAAGCAGAAGAACAATCATTTGACGAGATGCTAAAAAAAATTAAATAAAGATTACAACTACCATAGGGTTATAATTATGGACAATGAAAATAAAACTGAAACTGAAAATCAAAAGCAAGAGCTGACATTGGAATCGGTGGCTGCATATTGGACTCATCGTGGCTTCGTTGGCAAACAGCTTGCCATCAAAATTGCAGAGACAATGAGTCGTGGTGAAATCGTGGACAATGGCAATGATGCTTGCAAGGTATGTGAATAGATGAACAACAAAAAAGGCAGAGTCGGAAGAAAAAAAATAGTTTTAGACCCAAACAAAGTTAGGAGACTTGCAGCACAAGGATTGAGCCAAAAACAAATTTCTAAAGCAATGGGCGTTGCCTGGGGAACTTTAAATGCAAATCGTAAACGTTCCAAAGAATTTAATGCTGCTTACGAACAAGGCGTTGCTGAAGGCTTAGATGCCGTAACCAATTCTTTATACGAGCAAGCACTTGATGGCAATACAACTGCTTCAATATTCTTTTTGAAGAACCGAGATGAAAACAGATGGCGTGACAGAGTAGAAACAACGCACGATCACACATTAAGCCTATCAAATGTAATAGATTCGGCTAAAAAAAGGCTCATTGATGTCACTCCAGAGCCTAAAAAAATAGCAAAAACAGATAAAGCACAATGATTATTTGTTTTTACCACAAGCTAACAAAACCATTGTTGCAAAGGAGTTTCAAGGAATTAAGGCTGTTTAATTCCATTAAATTTGTGCCAGTAAAAGAGGGGGAGCGACAGTTCAAACCGCCAAACCAGTTCACGAACCGAAACTGGGTTCGAGTTTGGCCGTTGCTGCCAACAAACGCAAAATTTAACCAGGTAAATGCAGATTTTAACAAAGGAAATGCCTTGAAAGCCTGTATCTATAGGGTTTTCCACGTTCTATACCAGAACATAGTAAGCAATTTTAGCCCATTTTCGGCGGCTGGATCGCTGCTAGACCCCCAGGTCGATTCCAAGCGGGGGGCGTTTGTTTTCGTACCCCCGAACTAAAATTTTTTAATTTTTTATGAAAGTAAGGATTACACATTTAGACGGCAAGATACCGAATTTGGCACTGATGAAGCTATCACACTGGCACAAACAAAGAGGTGATGATGTGTATTTTACAAAAAGAACAACACCCGATATGTTTGAGTCTGAATATGACCGAGTTTATGGTTCTTCTATTTTTACGTTCAGCGAGAAGAAGCAGCAAAAATTTTTGCAAAACTTTCCCAATGCCATTGTAGGCGGCACAGGCTTCGAGAACGGCGTGACAATAGAGCAAATTATCGGCAAGCCTGTTTATGAAAATTATGATTACGAAATCTATCCTGATTTCGAACACAGCATCGGTTTCTCACAAAGAGGATGTCGTTTGAAGTGTAAATTCTGTGTCGTAAGCAAAAAAGAGGGTGAGAATGTGCATAGTAATTGGATCGATGAAATCTATCGCGGCTATCCATACCCAAAAAATTTATTGTTATTGGACAATGATTTCTTTGGGCAACCCGATTGGGAAATAAAAGCCAATCAAATCATAGATGGCAACTATAAGGTCAGTTTCAATCAAGGCATCAACATAAGATTGATTGATGATCGAGCTGCCGAAACATTGCCTAAGATTAAGTATTATGATGCAAAATTTAAAACAAGAAGGCTCTACACTGCATGGGATAACTTAGGCGATGAAAAAATATTTACTAGGGGCGCAGAAAAACTAGCCAAAAATGGAATCCCAATGGGCCATTTAATGGTTTATATGTTAATCGGTTTTAAGAAGAACGAGACATGGGATGACATATTTCATCGTTTTAACACGCTTATCGACCTTGGTTGTATGCCCTACCCCATGGTTTATAACAACAACAGTACAGAACTAAAAAAATTTCAGCGTTGGGTCATCATGAGGCATTACCAATTTATACCTTGGGATGATTATTCAAAAGTAAACAGAAACAAGTTTTATAAAAAAGACACAAGACAGGTTGATATATTCAATGAAATACACCCCTAAACAAGAAGAAGAATTGATGACCGATATATGGTCACTCACCATAAAGGATTCGCCGTTAAACTTTGTGCGTTATGCCTTCCCTTGGGGCATCGAGAACACCCCCCTCCAGGACTTTGATGGCCCTAGAGAGTGGCAAGAAAAAATTTTAAGAGATATTGGCAATCACATACGCAAAAACGAAACAATCGATCTGCCTGAGATGTTTAGACTCGCAGTTGCCTCTGGTCGTGGTATCGGCAAGTCGGCTTTGGTGTCTTGGATCATTCTTTGGATGCTTTCAACGCGGCTTGGTGCAACAGTCATTGTTACAGCAAACACCGAGCAACAGCTCAGATCGAGAACATGGGCTGAACTGGGCAAATGGCATACGCTTCTTATTAACAGTCATTGGTTTGCAAAGACAGCGACCACATTGAGACCGCAACAATGGTTTGAAGAATTATTGGTCAGAGACCTAAACATCGATTGCGGCTATTACTATGCACAAGCTCAACTTTGGTCGCCTGACAATCCAGATGCATTCGCTGGGGTTCATTCATCGTATGGCGTTTGCTTAATAATGGATGAATCTTCAGGTATAGATAAGTCCATTTTTAGTGTGTCTGAGGGCTTTTTTACAGAACCCACCAAAGATCGTTATTGGATGTGCTTCTCAAACCCAAGGCGTAACACTGGGCCATTTTTCGATGCGTTTCACTCAAAACGAGCGTACTGGAACACGGAACAGATCGACTCGCGTGATGTCGAAGGCACAGACCAAGCGTTGTTTCATAAAATGATTGAGCAATACGGTGAGGATTCCACCGTTGCCAGAGTCGAGGTCATGGGTCAGTTTCCAAAAGCCGATGACGACACTGTGATTCCTTTGGAGTTGGCAAGAGCAGCGGTGAATCGCGATGTGGAATTGACTGCATCCGAGCCGATTGTATGGGGTTTGGATGTGGCACGATTCGGGGGCGATAATTCTGCGTTGTGTATTCGCCAGGGCAACACGGTATTTGAGATTAAAACATTTAAATCGATGGATTTGATGCAACTCTGCGGGGCCATAAAAAATATTTATGATTCTGCGACCACAATGAATCAACCGCAAGAGATATTGGTCGATGTCATTGGTCTAGGTTCGGGCGTGGTGGATCGTCTTTCTGAGATGGGTATGCCAGTGCGCGGTGTCAATGTTGCGGAGTCTCCCGCCAGTCGCAGAAACTATTTAAATCTTCGTGCCGAGTTGTGGTTTGCGATTAAGGATTGGCTCACCAAAAGAGATTGTCGCTTGCCAGAGGATGACGAATTGATTGCAGAACTGACCTCACCGCAATATACTTATACAAGTGCTGGCAAGATAAAGATTGAAGCAAAAGAGGCAATGCGCAAGCGCGGCATCAAGTCTCCCGACAAAGCCGATGCGCTGGCACTGACGATGGCAAGCACCGCTGCGACCTTTACGGGTGGCACGATTTCCTCGATGGGGTATAATTTCAAAAAACCCCTCAAATCAAAAATTATACGAGTGGGATAAACACACATGGAATATACAGATACCAAAGGGTCATACGATATTAGCGATGAAGATACGCTTGATTTACAAGCGGTCGTCAAAAGCGAAATGGAATCCGCACAGGATTTCATCGAACAGATTGGGCAAGAACGTGACGAGGCAACTCGTTATTATTTAGGCAAAGAACCTGGCGCAACTTCTGAGTTGCAATCGGAATACATTTCAACCGATGTCAGAGACAGCGTGTTATTCATGCTGCCATCGATCATGCGTACCTTCTTTGGCACAAAGAAAGTGGTTGAGTTTGTACCGCACTCTGCCGAGGACATACCTTTTGCCGAGCAGCAAACGGCGTATATCAATCACATCATACAAGAGAAGAATCCAGGCTTTCAGGTCATGTATAACGCTTTTAAGGATGCTTTGATTAGAAAAACGGGTTACATCAAGTGCTATTGGGATGATTCTGTGACATCCACTTGCCACGAGTTCAGCAATATTTCACCTGAAGATTACACCGCACTCATCATGGATGAGAATGTCGAGATCGTTGAGGAAAAAGCTGAAATGGAAACTTTGACGATCATAAACGAAATGACAGGCGATGAGATCACCGAGGAACGCCCACTCAGTTACGATCTAAAAATCAGACGAGTCAAAGCAAAAGACCAAGTGGTCATCGAGGCAGTACCGCCCGAAGAGATTTTGATTTCTCGTGCTGCAAGAGACATACACACATCACCCTATGTTGCACATCGCATGGTCAAAACCATGAGCGAGCTGATTGCCATGGGTTATGAAAAAGAAGAGATTGAACAATATTCGGGTACAGGTGGTGTATATGACACGGCTGAATTTGAGGCGGAACAAGCAAGGAATCCTCTGAGCGAGGTCATGTATGCCGACCGCCCCGACCCCGCTGGACAAGACATATTGTATGTCGAACATTATTTATTTTACGATTTGGATGGCGATGGCATTGATGAGCGCATCCGAGTCTGCACACTGGGCAATGGCATGAACATAGTCAATGCGATGCCTTGGGATGATCTACCTATCACAATCTTCTCTCCCGATCCTGAACCGCATACCGCCATTGGCTCATGCCCCGCAGACTTTCTCATACCAATACAAGCCTCGAAGTCTCAGATCATGCGAGACACACTTGATTCATTGGGTGCCGCCATCCACCCCAGATTCGGAATCGTTGAGGGCCAAGTAAATATTGAGGACGTTTTAAATACGGACATCGGGCAACCGATTCGTATGCGTGCGCCTGGTATGGTGCAACCACTGACCACGCCATTTGTGGGGCGCGAAGCATTTGGAGTCCTCAATTATCTGGATGAGGCTTCCGAAAACCGCAGTGGTGTCTCAAAGGCTGCTGCGGGTCTGAACGCCGATGCGTTGCAATCATCCACCAAAGCTGCCGTAACAGCCACCATGTCTGCCGCACAAGGCAGAATCGAGTTGATTTGTCGTCACTTTGCCGAAGGTTTGCGTGACTTATACGGTCTGGTCAACAACCTGGTTATTAAAAACCAAGACAAACAAGATGTGTTTCGCTTAAACAACGAGTTTGTGCCTGTTGATCCGAGATATTGGGATACAAACAAGGACATCGTGGTCAATGTCGCCATATCCAAAGGTTCGGATGAGGAAAAAATGCAAGTTTTGGCTCAAATGGCGGGCAAACAAGAACAGATTTTACAAACCTTGGGGCCACAAAACCCAATGGTGAGCTTGCAACAATACGCAAATACACTGGCTCGCATCATCGAATTGGCTGGATTTAAAGATGTGAGTGCGTTTATCAACACCGATATACCGCCGATGCCACCACAGCAAGGAGAGCAAAAACCTGATGCTGCTGAAATGTTGGCACAAGCAGAGATACAAAAAGCCCAAGTGCAAGCACAAAAGGCAATCATCGATTCTGAAACGGATCGCATGAAACTGATTATGGAAGATGACTTTAAACGCGATGAAGCCGAAGCGGATATACGCTTAAAGGCTGCTGAACTGTCTGCCAAATATGGCACTCAGGTCAACATTGCTGAGATAAATGCATTGATGGAACGAGATCGAGAGACCATTCGACAACTTGCTAAATCACAAGCTGCGGGATTGTTCAATGGTACAGGAAGCGGATAAATATTTTGATTTAGAGTTTCTGGATGCAGCGGGCGAGATGATTTACACCGCCCAAGGCATTAAAGCCAAAAACTTAGAACATGCACGAGAGATCGTGATGTGTTTTTTATCTGACTTCATCGATGAAGATTCAGAACTGTTATCGCATGAGGAGACAACAATACACTGATGCCAATTAAAAAAGTAAAAGGCGGTTACAAGTGGGGTAAGTCGGGCAAGACTTACAAAACGAAAGCAAAAGCAAAGCGACAAGCGAAAGCGATATACGCAAGCGGTTATAAGAAAAAGAAATGATTAAAAAATGAGTGAACGATTTGAAGTATCTGATAACAGCGAAATTACGATTCCACTGAGGAATCTGATCGGCTTGATTATGCTTGTCGGTGTCGCTGTAACGACATACTTTAGTATCACTGAACGCATATCGATTGTTGAGCGAAACATCGATTTATTAAACATGTCGGTTGAACAAAACTCTGAGTTTCGTATTAAGTGGCCCAGAGGTGAGCTTGGCAGTTTACCCGATGACGCTGAACAAAACATGCGTTTGGATTATTTGGAAAAACAAGTGGAAAAACACAAGGACGAACATGATACAGGCGATTAAATTAATCAGTCAGCTTGGCAATACTTTTTTACAAGGTCGAATTGCTAAATCAGAAGCGAAAGCAAAAGCAGCCCAAGATTGGGAGACTGTTGCACAACAAAACGCGGGCAATTCTTGGAAAGATGAATGGTTGACAGTTTTATTCTCATTGCCTTTGGTGATGTGTTTTATCCCATCTGCTGTGCCTTATGTGAAAGATGGCTTTGCTGTCTTACAAGAAATGCCGACTTGGTATCAATACATGCTATCAGTCATTGTGGCGGCTAGTTTCGGTGTGCGCAGTGCGGTTGGCATTATGAATAGGAAGAAATAAATGGAAATGAACAGCTTAATTTTTTGGAATGTCTTACTCAGTTTAGTGTATGCGCCATTGATATATGGGATCAGAGCGAATCTGCAAGAGATCAAACGCATCGATATTTTACTTTCTAAAACCAGAGAAGAGATCCCAAGAACGTATGTAACAAAAGCTGATCTTAGAAACGACATGGACAAGATGTTCAAACGCTTCGACAAAATCGAAGAAAAACTAGACAAATTAACAATCAATAACTAAAGGAATAAATCATGGAACACATCATCGACATCATCACTGCAATCATCAGTATTTGCTCAATTATTGCGGCTGTAACACCTAATCCCAAAGACAATGAATGGCTAGAGAAAGCAATGAAATTTGTAAATCTTCTTGCCGTCAATGTGGCTAACGCAGCCAACAAAAAATAAATGTCATTTTTTGCTGACATTGATAATGATTATGGCGAGGCGACAACACACTTACCTGGTGAAACTGTCACGAACCCATTTGGCTTGACGATTGGCAATATTGGTCCAGGCGGGAACCGCATTGCTGGCATCAATACGCCATCAAGAAAATTCGGTGGTGGCAGACCAGGACAAGAGCCAAGCAAAAAATTTGGCGAATATGGTTTGACCAAGGCGCAAGTCTCAACTGTGCGCGGCATGAAAAATGAGTACGAATTAAAAACAGGCGACAAGTTTACAGATGGTGACACGGGTTATGTTTGGACAGTCAATGAAAATGGCGGTCTGGAAATTGTTGGTTCACTAAACGAATTTGAGTGGCAAGTTGGCGATGAGGTTCTTTTTCCAGAATATGAATATGACACTGTTTCTGATAGGAGAACAATGTCTGGATTTGAGTCAAGAATATATAACCCACAAGATGAAGGCGGGGTTTCTCCTTGGGTTAAAGAAATAGATGAGCCTGAAGCTGAAGTGCCTGTTATCGGGCCAATCGTTTTACCTGATGGCACTGTGTTGCCACCAATCGTCACTACACCGCCAGTAACACCTACACCAACTCCTACACCAGTAGTACCTACCCCTACTCCTGTAGTGCCGACACCAACTCCAGTGCCAACACCTACTCCTGTAGTACCGACACCTACCCCTACACCAGTAGTACCGACACCTACCCCTACTCCAGTACCAACACCTACCCCTACACCTACACCAACACCTACACCTACCCCTACACCTACACCAACACCTACACCTACACCTACACCTACTCCTACACCTACTCCTACTCCAGTACCAACGCCTACACCTGTAGTACCAACTCCAACGCCTACACCTGTAGTACCAACTCCAACGCCTACACCTGTAGTACCAACACCTACACCTGTAGTACCAACACCTACACCTGTAGTACCAACTCCAACGCCTACTCCAGTTGTAACGCCTACGCCAACTCCAGTTGCGCCAACCGATCCATTTCCACCCACTGTTCCCCCGACACCAACGCCTACACCTACACCAGTGGTAACACCTACACCAGTGGTAACACCTACGCCTACTCCAGCTGGAACAGGTGACACAGGTACAGGTGACACAGGTACAGGTGACACAGGAACAGGTGACACAGGAACCAGCGATACAGGTACAGGCACAGATGACGGCACAGATGATGCTGGTTTTGGGATTGGTGATACCGTTGGTTTAGGAACGGGTGCTGGCGTTTTAGATGGTGATACCGCACCGTATTCACCTGTTGCGTACACACCTTTTACAATTCAAAACCCTGTATTTGAGCCGAGAGATTACATTGCACCAGGTATTTCATATTCGCCAGGAGTGCCAGAGGGCTATACAGTTTTTGACGAGTCTTATACGCCTTATGTTTACGATCCACCGCCCGTTCCATCTTATGTCGGGCCACCGATAGTTTATGATCCATTTGCACCATTGCCATCAATGGCTGAATCAATCACAAGTTTACCGACTATGCCAAGTGGCTATCAACCATTGAGCCTTGGCAGCATACAATCAATGATTAACAAGATAGGAGACACATGAGTACACAACAAGAAGTCCTTGAATCAAACGAGGCAGAACTAATACTTAATTCTGTTGTTTTTAAAAAAGCAATCGAACAACTACACGATGAATACATCCAGCTCTGGGTGCAATCCGATCAAGACGACAAAGCGTTTAGAGAATCAATGCACACTGCTGTCAAGCTGTTGCCTGAGATAGAAAAACATCTACGAATCATCATAGAAAAAGGCAAAATCACAAAAACTAATTTGAGCAGAATCCGAAAAGTTATGGTCTAGTGATTGATTTACAAATACCAAGGGGTTAGAATCAATCTAATTATCAATAATTTTCAAGGATAATATTATGGCCAACACGGTTACACCAAAACCATTGGGATTACAAACAAGTATGGAAGAGGCTGTGACCTCTTTTGAGCAATACCTGGAACCTGAAGAGGACAAACCAGAAGAGGCACAAATAGAATCACAAGCCGATGAAACTGTTGAAGAAGAAATTGTCGAGGAAGAAGAACTCCAAGCCGATGACTTTGAAGAAACAGAAGAAACAGAAACTCTTGACGATGAACAAGACGAGATAGAGGAACAAAATGAACCTCAACTTTACTCCGTTAAAGTAAACGGCGAAGATGTTGAAGTCACCATTGACGAACTTCAAAGCTCGTATTCTAGACAAGCAGATTACACTCGAAAGACTCAAGAACTCGCTCAACAGCGTAAGACTGTTGAAGAACAAAAAAGCGAGGTTGCAAAAAACGAGGCGATTTATAAGGAACTGCTGCCCAAAATGGAAGCTGCATTAAGCGAAAGTTTGGGTAACGAGCCTGACTGGGAAACTATGTATTCTAACGATCCCATTGGTTATGTTCGAGAACGCGATTTATGGAATGAAAAACAACAGAAATTGCAAGCCGTTCAAGCTGAAAAAGCAAGACTTCAAGAAGAAGATCAAGTGAAACAGCAAGAGCAAATACAAAAGTATATGGCTTACGGCGAAAAACAATTACTGGAAAATCATGTTCCTGAGTGGAAGGATAAAACCATCCAACAAGAAGAAAAATTAGCGATTCGAGATCATGCAATCAATGATTTGGGATTTACAGCAGAGGAAATCAACCAAGTGTATGATTACCGTTTGTTGTTAGGGTTAAGAAATAGCTGGATGCAAAATAAAACGCAAAAAGCTGTCAAGAAAAAACCCACTCAAAAGGCATCGGCTAGAAACAGAGTTGCAAAACCTGGTTCAGTCTCTCGTAAAAAAACCAGCACTCCTTTAAAGAAATCGAAAGCACGATTAGCCAAGTCTGGGAAAGTCCAAGATGCGGCGAAAGTATTTGAACAATTAATTTAACTTTTTATTTCTAGGCAACTAGAAGGAGAATAGCATGGCTAAAGTAACCAATGCGTAAACTGGTATCATGCGCATTTAAAACTCCGTGAATTGCTGGGAAGCCCTAACGAATAAGACGAGGGTAATCAGCAGCCAAGACAAGTAGAAATGCTTGTAAGGTTCAGAGACTAGGTTATGGAGTCCTAACGAATAAGACGAGGATGGTAAAAACCCAAGAGCGCGGAGCAACTCTTAGAGTTGGTGAGATAGTCCAATCTATGATTCGAAAGACATAGAGGTCATCCATAAACAGTTTGACGATAATATTAATGTCGATACCTATACAGCTACTGCTGACAGAGAGGCTTTGAGTGATCTGATCTATAACATTTCACCAATGAGCACGCCCATACTCAGTAGTATTGGCCGTAATTCGGTAAAGAATGTCCAATTTGATTGGCAAACTGAAGCATTACCCGCAGCATCCGCTACTGGACAGCTAGAGGGTTTTGAGCTTTCAAGATCAGCAGCGACCGCTACTGTAAGAGAAAGCAACATTTGTCAAATCTCAAGCAGAGATGCAACTGTGACAGGTTCACAGCAAGCATCAGACCCCGCTGGTAAGAAATCAGAAATGGCTCACCAACTCGCAATTATGGCAAAAGCCCTGAAACGCGATATGGAAAAGACCATTTGTGGAAACACTGCTAAAAACGCGGGTGACGCAACCACAGCAAGACAGACTGGTGGATTCGAGACTTGGATTGAAACCAATGTCGATCGAGGTACTGGTGGTTCTGGTGCTGGTAATGGTGCTGCACCTACAGACGGCACACAAAGAGCGTTCACAGAAACCATTTTGAAAGACGTACAACAACTTTGTTTTGACAACGGCGGCGAGCCAACTATGTTGGTTGTCGGTTCTCACGTCAAAGGCGTTGTGTCTGGCTTCACTGGGCGAGCTTCTGCTAGGCAAATGATCGATGCTACAGCGATCGAAGCCAGCGTAAGTGTGTATTCTGGAGACTTTGGTGAGTTGAAGGTAATGCCTTCTAACTTCAGCAGAGGCAGAACAGCACTGTTCATCGATCCTGATTTTGCAAAAGTTTCATATCTCAGAGATTTCGAAACTGTTGACATTTCAACAATCGGTGATGCTCAAACTAAAATGTTGATAGTCGAGTACGGACTAGAGTGTTCTAATGAGAAGGCTCATGGTCTGGCTGCTGACTTATCTACATCGTAAGTGAGTAATTTAGTGGGGTGAGCAATCGCCCCACTATTTCAAGATGGCAAAAGTAACAACATTGGAAATAAAATCAGGCGGTCTCGTCAATCAGTTTGCAACCGAGGACGATAAATTCGTTTATCACACCAAACAGGATGTCAAACCAATCATCGAGCATTGCAAGGTTTTAAGTGAGCAAACACCAGGTAAAGAAATGCGCCACGTTGCCGAGATTCCAATGGTTATTTATCAACAAGCCATGAGAGAGGGCTGGATCAAAGACAAAGCCAAATTTAAGCGTTGGTTAAATGATCCTGACAACAAAGCATTTCGCACTTGGCAAGGCAAAATATGACATACAGTGAATTAAAAACAGCAGTTGCAAATTATCTGAATCGCAGTGATTTAGATTCAATGATGGACACCTTCATTATTCAAACCGAGGCAGAGCTGAATCGCAAGCTCAGAACAAAAGACATGGTAAAACGTGCAACGGCTACTGCTGATGCCCAATATTTAACATTACCGACAGATTGGTTAGAGGCCATCAATGTCGAAATCACAGCAAACAATTTCAGTCCATTGATGCAAATGAGCATTGAGTCTTTGGATGTTTATCGCAAAAAGAACAACAACAGCACGGGTCAACCCGTTTACTACGCCCTGGTTGATGACACCATGGAATTATGTCCTACACCTGACGGCTCATATACGTTACAATTAACCTACTACTCAAAAATTTCAGCACTGAGCAGCAGCAATACTTCAAACTTTGTCTCAACAAGCTATCCCGATGTTTATCTCTATGGGTGTTTACGCACTGCATCGATTTATCTCATGGAAGATGATCGCGCAGCGGGTTTCACCAATTTATTTGATAAGGCATTGGAAGAAATGAGGATGGAACAAGAACGTGCCGCCTTCGGCAAAGGATCAATGATTCCGAGGCGAAGAACTTACGGCAGAACCCAAAAACAAGTTGTTTATTGGGGCAATAATTAAATTTAATTAGAGGAAAAAATTGTGAGTGGATTCACGGATTATTTAGAAGATAAAGTATTGGATCACGTTTTTGGTGGCAATGCTTACACAGCACCAACGAATTTGTATGTTGCTTTGTATACTGTATCTCCAGGAGATGATGGAACGGGGGGAACAGAAGTGTCTGGTGGTGGGTATGCCAGGCAAACTGCAACATTCAATGTCTCAGGAAGCAGTCCAACTGAGGCAA